CTTGCAGGTGTTGTTCCGATTCCTACGTTGCCACTGCTGTCGATACGCATACGCTCAGAACCCGTTGCACCGACTGACCCGCCCCCCGTCACACCCGTTTTGAAGACAATGCCGTGGCTGTCTGTTCCAATATTAAGCCCGTTTGAGTTAGAGCCTAAGTAGCCCGAAGCAACGCCAGCCGCTGTGATTTTAATCTCACTGTTCTGATTATTGGCAGTGCCAGAGATGGTTAGCTTCTGCGATGGTGCTGTAGTTCCTATACCTACGTTGCCACTGCTGTTGATGCGCATTTTTTCAGAGTTATCAACGGTACAAACGATTGCACTGCTAGTATGTGCGTTGTTTGTGTCGGCTTGAAGATATAGACTGCCTTGTGCGTTGGTGAGGGCCATTGTGCCGCCACTTGTACCAAAACCCATCACGCCGTGAGTGCTTCCGCTTGCTTGCATAATGACACGAGAGTTAATTGACCCGCCCAAAACACCATTACTATCGTTGATATGAACGTTAGGCGCGGTGCTTTCAATATCTAATATTGCCGATGGTGACGCAGTTCCGATGCCGACACGGTTGTTTGTGCTGTCAACGTGAAGTGTGTTTGTATCAACCGTCAGCCCATCAGCAACCACACTGCCCGTCACATCAATTCCGCTGGCATTGGTGGCTAGTTTGGGCAAGTTGTTGTGGTATAAAGTTACTGCACCGTCTTGAATAGCACCTAAATAGGTTTCACCTGCACCAGAACGTAGAAACAAGTTAGTTGCACCTAAGAACAAATTGCCCGTGCCAGTGTCTGAAATGTAACTGTTAAAACTATCGTGATAAATCTGCAAGTCACTTCCAGCACCGAAGACGGCCTTCTCATTGTCTGCAAAGTTGACGTTGTTAGATGCATCTTTGAATATAGACTTGTCTGCAACATAAGTTACAAAAATAGTTCTAGTACCCGCTGACCAGTTTACTGCGTTATCTGAATTACTAGATTGTAATATGGTCGTTCTTGCCAGAGTAGTACCAGAGGCAGTATACGTACCAATACCGATTTCAAAATCAGTACCGTCTGTACATGCATAGTACGTAGTGTTACCATCCCCTACAGCAGTAAAAGACTGAAACCCTGTAGCAGCACCCGCAAGTGCATAGGTTCCAGTCCCAGTTGTGGTGGTGGTTTCTTTTACTCTATCGGCAAGAACAAGGGCCATAGTTTTTACGCCTCAGTTATGGTAACGCTATCAGCAGCAAAACGGAGAGTATCTCCATCAGCGATTGTCTTAGAGGCAGTCAATGCCCCGTAGTAAATTAAGTTGCCAGAGGTTGATGCATCGTGTAAGCCAAAGTGTGTTACTGTACCCCATGACCCACCACTTGCGGTAAATTCTTTAACTGCGTCAGGTCCAGTGGCAGAACCACCAGAAGCAGCATTAAAGTCAACAGCGATACGGGCATAGCCGTTACCACTAATTTCTGTACCTGAATCATCTTCATCAGGATTGGATGTATATAAAGAAAGATACACCGTGGGAGAGGTCAATGCTGTAGTCCCCAACACGTGGTCCAGCACAGCGTTCTCCAAGTAGTTGGATTTTGCAGACATTATTTTCTCCTATGCGTATGCAAAAGAAAAAGAGGCAAGGCGTTAACCCTGCCCCTCTTCAAGGTATTTACGCGAGTGTGTCGCGGTCAACTTCGTCAGCTTGCAAACGTGATTCATTCACGTCAACAGCTACCACAAAAACACGACCTGAGATAATTCCCGGTGTGCCACTGATTGTGGTTACAACATCAACAGTATCAGCAGCGGCTACTAGACCAGCAGTTGTACCAACTAAGATTGTACCAGCAGCGGTATTATCAAAGTTAAGGTCATCTGCAAAAGTTGTAGTACCGTCTGTGATGTCCATTGTGTATGTAGTCACATTTGGAACAGCTTCTGATGGTTCAAAACCAGCGGCGACAATTAGTGTACCAGCAGGTACAGCTACGCCAACGGTTGTGCCAGAAGTTGCGGCGAGGTCAACGTACTTTTCAATAACGATTGCGCTATTGCGAAGTGCTTTAGTTAAAGCCATTGTTTAATCTCCCCTTAGACCAAGTTGTACTTTGCGTTCACAAGTGCTTCTGGACGAAGAATCTTGCGACCGTAAAGGTGCATGCCACGAACAATGTCAGCAAAGCTGTCAGGGTCACGGTAAGTTTCAGTTTTGTTGATTTGCTCCGCAGTTGCGATAGCAGAATCATGCCCACCAACAATCACGCCGTAGTTATTAGCGTTAGTACCACCAGTTGTGGAAGCACCAGTACCAATTACAGGCAGGTTGTTAGAAACGTAAACACGGAAACCGTGGAGGTTGTTCAGAATTAAACCATTCTGTAGACCAGCACCACCGAAGTCTGAGTTTAGAAGACGTGAATCTTCGTCCATCAGGATTTCCTTCATTACTGGGTCAATGACAAGCCAACGTCCTTGTGTGTCAACATTTTGCTGGTCTAGCTTACGAGCCATACGAGCAATGATTTGAAGTGGGTATGCGTTACCGCTACCTACTGTTGCACCATCGTTACCAGCGCGTGGCTTGATACCGATAGAAGAACCACCAGAACCACCGAAGTCATCAGCTTCCAGCTTCATTGAAGCAAGAAGTTCATCTGAACCTGCAGTAGCGATTGCTTTGTCACCATTGACAACATCATTAACTGTGTCGCCATTGCTGTGAAGTGCAGACTGCTTGTAGCCTGACAGGTAGCCAAGAACATCTTGGTCAAACTGGTCAGCTAGGCGGTATGCAGCACGGTCACTTGCCAATGACTGGAAGTTAACATGTGCGTGTGCCTCTTCGATGTCGTCAACCTTAAATGCAAAGTAATTAGCTTTGTCAATTGTCAGGCTGAAATCTTCATCATCGAGGTCTTGTGCAGTGATTTGTGTTCCACGTGCGTATGCTTGCACGGAGATTTCAGGTTCCTTGATGATTTTAACTGCATCACCCATTGCGGAGATTTCTCCGAAGTAATCTGAATTAGTGATTGCCTCACAAACAGCGGCCTTGCGGAAAGCAAGTTGCACCTGTTTGGAGTAAATGACTGGCGAGAAATTGCCATTAGGCAGGTTTCCGTAGCCAGCAGCTGAAGTAAAAGCCATTTTTCAACTCCTGTTAGTTAGCTTTTTTGGGACAGATGCAAACTATACAAAGATATTCAGAGGCTAACTCACTTGGGTGTGTATCATAGTAAGGTGGCCGCCCTACTGTTCAACAGGCCATGTTTATTAGGTAATCCGTAGACTATTGTTATGTTTGCGGTTTGGCGTAGACAGACTGCGCTGAATGTCTACACCTATGTTGACTATAGTTATACTTAAAAATAACTATCTGTCAAGCATTTATTTATCTGGCAGAACCAGAAACATCATAGATAAACTTTCCAGAACGGATAGCTTCCATAATTTCGTCAGACTTCTTCTCATATTCTTGAGGAGACATCTTCTGTACTTGTGACTCTTTTAGGTATGCGCCAGCCTCATCGCCCTGTGGCCTAGACCGACTATCCTTCGTGCCAACCGCTTTAGCAGCATCCTTACTACTCTTGCCCGTAGTTTTCTTGCTGATGCCTCTATCTGCTTTATAGAGGTCGATTGCTCTTGCGGCTGAACGTGCGTCATTATCATTCTCGTAGAGTGCGTCCTGCACCCATTTAGGTTGTTCCTCTGCCCATTCGTGGAAGTCTTCGCTATCACGAATTTCACCAAAGTCAGGATGAAGTTGCATCAAAGCAGCTTCCGCCTTTTCTTTTGTGGCACTGTTATGCATCTCATCAATTACTTTAAGGCGGTCTTCTAATGCAGAAGATTGTTCCTTTGCCTTCTTCATAGCAATTGTTTCAACGATTGCGGCAACGTCTGGATAGTCCGATGCCCACTGCTCAATGTCTTCATCTGACTTAGGCAGTTTCATTTCTTTCTTAGTAGCACTCTCTAGTTGCGTCTTTAGTGCAGCTAGTTCTTCTTTAAACTCTTCAGCTTGCTTCTGCTGATGTCTACGTAGGTCAGAGTAACGCTTCTTAAATGTTTTCTCTTCGGCGTTAGTAGGCTCTGCCTCTACTTCTTCTGTTGCTTCTTTACCTTCACCAGCTTGTTCTTTTAGTAGCTGTTCCAGTTCTTCTTCATCACGTTTCCTACGCTCTTCTTGTGAGTAGGGTTTGTCTACAAATGCAGCCTTTCTAGGTGTTTGCATTTCTTCTGCTAGTATTGCTTGTTCAGCCATTAGTATTTTCCTTTGGGGCTAACCGTAGCCAGTGTTGGGGGGTTAGGTAGCCATTAGTTTATGTGGACTTATTATTTAGAAGCTAGTCCACTTCGCTTCATCTGTTTGGTGACTGAGCCACCTTTATTAAAGTCAAAATCATAATCTTCATAAGAATCATTAGAAGAACTAG